CCTGGATTTCAACCTGGACGATGTGCTGTCCAACCTTGAAAACCCCGAAGCTCTAACGGTTCCGCTGGATGCGGTGCTACCTGATGATGCTGGCAACCTGTTCGCGGTTGATGGCCATTACATCGAGCTGCAGCCCGAGCAATACCTTGCCAGCCTGTACCCGGACGAGGCCGGCAACATTCGCACACCCGACAATCAAATTTTGATGCCGGCAAATGAGGTGCTCAAATACCTGGAATTCGAAGGTGGCACGGTGCAGTTGGCCGCTGACTTGCGTGCCCGCATCGAGCCGCTGCAGGGTGATATAAGCATTCCCGCAGCAGCTCCCGCATTGCGGCCTGGTGCAATCCCGCCGCCAGCTGGTCAAACAAAAACCCCGGTATTCGATTGGGCCAAGCAAGCCGATGCGCTGCTAAAAACCGCTGTGTCGATTGGTGCATCTATCAAGGCCATTGCAACCGGCAACTATCGGCCAGGCTATCCAACCAGCCCATTTGGCACCGCCAGGCCGCCGGTGGGTGTTCCGGTGCGCCAGCCTGATGGGTCTACTGTTGTCAACAATGGCAACGGTACGCAAACCATTCGATTCCCTGATGGCCGGGTGCAAACCATGCCGACCACCTACACCAGCACCGGCCTGGCCGGCAACTATGGTGGCAGCCTGGTGCCTGGAATTTCAAATCAAACCCTTTTAATCGGTGGCGCGGTTTTGGTTGCCGCTGTCCTACTCGCACGGAGGTAATGCAATGGCATTCGAATTGGTAACCGCAGCTGATGGCACGGATGTATGGGTTGATGCCGATACTGGCAAAAGCGTGACCGCAGACATTAAACAATCCACCGCAACATCATGGGCCGATGTGGTCAAGCAAGGATTGACTGCGGTGCAGACCTATCAGCTCAATCAAATCAATGTGGAGCGTGCCCGCATGGGATTGCCGCCCATCGACACCAGTGCCTATACCGGCGTGGGTGTTCGCGTGGGCCTGGCACCGCAAACACAGCAGCTGCTGGTTTATGGTGGCCTGGCCCTGCTCGCGGTGATGGTGTTTCAATCGGTGATGAAGCGCCGCTAGGAGGTTCGCATGTTTATTTTCAACGAAACCAACATGCTCCAACCACCCAGCACACCGATGGGCGGCCTGGCCGGCCTGGGTGCTGTTGACTTGACTCCCGCCCAGCAAGCCCTGTATGACTTGCTGGATTCAATTCCTGGCGAGGGAAGCCCCGCCGAGCTGTATCCCTATGTGCAGGGACTGAGCGATACACAAGCCCTGGCAACCCTTGCTGTGCGTTTGGGCCGGTCAATCTATCCTGATGAAGCATCGAGAAGGCAAGCCGAATCGGGTGAGGGTGGTTTGCCTGGTTATGTCGTGGCGAACTATCTTGCAAGCATTTCCCCACAGCTGCAAATCGAGGCACAGCAGCAAGCCGCAAAAAATGTGGAGTATTTTCGGCGCGAGCAGGAGTACCAGGAATCGCTGCCAAGGACGCAATTTACAGATGCCCAGGTGGCGCAAGCTCTGCGGGAATCAGTAGCGCAGGGTTTCAGCCTTGCCGACTCGATTGCTGGATTGATTCGTGTCTATGGTGTGTCGGTTGACCAGGCCAATAGAGCTGGCGATGTTGTGCTGAACGAAATCAATGCCAGGAGCGACGCTATTGCAAAGGCCGCTGCTGCCAAAGCTGCTGCCGACGCAGCCGCTGCCAAAGCCGCTGCCGATGCGAAAGCTGCAGCCGATGCGAAAGCTGCAGCCGATGCAGCTGCTGCAAAAGCTGCTGCCGATGTGAAAGCTGCTGCCGATGCAGCTGCAGAAGCTGCCAAAAAAGCCGCTGCGACTGTAACCACAACCGTGATGAAGTTCACCGATGCCGAAATCGCGCAAGCCATGCGCGAATCGCTGCGGCAAGGTTTTTCCCTTAAGGATGCAATTACCGGAGCCGTGACGAAGTTCGCTGTTCCGCGCGACCAGGCCATTCGGGTGGCCGAGCAAATTGCAAAAGAAATGCAACCGACCACCACCACGCCGGCCCAGGCCGGTATCGGCCCGCTGCTGCTGGCCGTGGCAGCTGCATACCTTTTGGGGGCATGACCATGTTAAATATGTCCCCCCCTTTTCGTGATGCTGATGGATGGACGCCTGGCATGACAATGGACATTGTTGTGTGGCGCAATGTGATGACTGGAGAAACGCGCACCGGCAGCAGCAGCGACCAGCCACCAGCTGGCCAAGAATATGCCTGGGAGATTTCGCGCGATGAAAGGGTTATACCTGGTCAACCGACTAAGGTAACCATGCCACCCACACCATTCACACCAACTCAGCAAACCAATCTAGGCCCGCTGCTGCTGGCCGTGGCGGCGGCCTACTTTTTAGGAGCTTGAACCATGAGCTATGTTTATGCACCGACTTGCAACCAGCTCGATGGGGTAATGCGACCCATGAACCCGCTGGATACTGGCAGCGAGGGCTACAGCACATTCATGCACCACTTTGCGCTGGGACAAGCGATTGATGAAACACCTATTCCGATGATTTCCCCAATTATTCGCAGCGATGTGTCAACACCTACCGTTGACATTCTCACGACAAATCAGTTTCAAATGCCGGCATTGAACGGTGGCCTGGGTGCGGTGCAAGACGCATTAAGTGTGCTGGCCGTGGTTGACTTGCTTTCGAGGTGAAACCATGAGTAGCCCCGAGGAATTTGTCACCGATGCAATGGGCAACCCGATTCCGGGTGCCTATGTGGCCGAGGCATCGAGCGCAGCGCAAGCTCAGGATGTGGGTTATTTCACGCGCAAGATTAACGAATTTCAAACGCTGGTTTTTGACCTGGATACAACCGAGGCGAATCTGCGGAGCTTTATTCAAGACTACAACATCAACGACCCGGTGCTGCTTGAGCAACTCGATGCGTTCGACTTGAAAAAAGATGTGTTCCGCACAACCGCCGAAGCTCTGAACCTGGCCGTGGCCGGCATCAATGCAATTGGGGGCAACCTTCCGAGCGTTCGCATTCCCGGCGGCCTGGCGGCGGTGCCGGTGGTGGCCCTGGCCGGTGCTGCTGCAGCTGTGGCCGCAGCTGCTGCGCTGATCGTGTGGGGGCGTGAGTGGATCATTGGCGTGAATGACCGACTCAAGACCCGCGAAGTGCTGCAGCAAATTCCCGAGGCCCAGCGAGGCCAAGCTGCAGCTGACCTGCTGCGGATCGAGGCCACCGCAAGAAATGCGGAAACTTCCCCGCTGGGCAATCTGGCCAACATCGTGAAATACCTGGCAATTGCCGCCGGTGTGTATTTCGCGTTCCAAGCCTTCCAAAAGGCCCGCTAATGCCAGCGTACCAGGCCGGTGCTGCGCGCGTTTCGTCAACGGTGACGAAACGGAATCCGCGCCCGCGCAAGTACGCAAGTGCAAGCGAACGGCAAGCGGCCTACAGAGCGCGTGCGCCCGAGGTGTGTTTTCGTGCCGAGGCCAAGACGGTGGAAACACTCGACCAAATTGCCGAACCGCTAGACCAGCCGCGCGCCGATGTGCTGCTGTCCATGACCAAGTTCGCGCTGGCCAATCACGATTGGGCGCGGTTTGGTTTGACGCACAAGCCGCTGCCCTATGGCTATGGCCTGGCCGAGCAAGAATTTGTAGGCCCGCGCTTGAGCAATCCGAAAAAGCCGATATGGGAGCGCACCAGGCCGAAAAGCCTGGGCAAGCCGGTTCCATTGACTCCCAAGCAAAAGGCAGCAGCCAAAGCGATGGCCAAGGCCGCTGGCCGAAAATATCCCAACCTGGTGGACAACATTGCCGCATCCCGCCTGGAGAATCCGACCATGAAGAAACCGACTCCCGCCCAGCTGGCAGCTCGCGCCAGGTTTGCCGAGATGGCCCGCAGCGGCGCATTCAAACGCAAGGCCAAGCGAAACCCCGCGAAGAAAACCGTAAGCGAAAAGATTTCGCAGCTCACGCGCGAGGGATACCCTCAAAAGCAAGCGGTGGCCGTGGCCCTGGAAGAACAACGCGCGGGCAAGGTGAAGGCCACGCCGCGCAAGCGCAACCCCATTACCGAGACGCTGATTTATGGGCTACCGGCCGGTGAATCGCGCGACTACATGGAGGAATTGCTCTATGGTGGTGGCCTAAAGCTGACCCCTGAGCAAGTTCAAAAGGTGCTCGATGCGGCTACCGCAGCGGGGTATCACTCATTTCGCGTGACCGGGTTCGATCCCACAGTGGGCGCGGCCTTTGTGCGAACTATGGGACAAGGCCGCAAGCGCAAGCCCAACCCCGCCACCGGCACCTATGGCCCGTTCTATGGTGATGCTGATGCACCTTTGACTGAGGCGCAAATTGAGCGCATGGCAGAAAGCTACATGGATCGCCTGGATCGCCAGCTGATGCGTGGTGACATTACGCAGCCGCAATATGACCGCGAGGTTAAAGCTCTGAACAAGTGGGCAAAAGAAAAGTATTCCAAGCGCAAGCGCAACCCAGCCACCGGCACCAAGAAATCCCGCACGAAGCTGAATCCAATGGCCGCGCCTGTGCAAGTGTCTAGTGACAGTATGTTTAAGTACGCTGTTGAGGCAAAACGATCACTTGGAAGTGCTGGGGCAGTTTTTGAAACGGTTGCCGCATTCCATACCAAATCACAAGCGCAGGACTACGCAAAGGCAATCCTTGCATCACATCCTGCTGCTACGCTGCGAATCAAAACCTACAGCCGGCAAAAGTAATGCCCCTCAAGCGCCCCGTTTCCATCAAGCAAGCCAAGCGCAGCCCGAAGGCCGCTGCCAGGCGGGAATCGTTTTGCGCGCGCATGGGTGGCATGAAAAAGAAGCTCACCAGCAAGGCCAAGGCCGCCGACCCGATGAGCCCGGTAAACCGTGCGCTGGCCAATTGGGATTGCGACTTGCCCGCGCTGCTCAAGCCTAAGCATGTTTCCAAGGGCATCCGACCCAATCCGGTGCCGGCCAGCTCGCGCGCTGGTGTGTCGCGCCAGGTGCGCGACCAGGTGGCCCAGGCCGCCGACCTGTACGAGCGTTTTTCAGGGCATGACCCCGAGGCCATTGGAAAGGTCAGGGTTCCCCCCATTCCAAGGGTCGGCGTGGCCGTTGGCGAGGTGGATGGAATCCTTTACAGTACGGTACGAGATGGCAAGCTGGAAAAATACATTCACAAGTTCCGCAAATCGGATAGACCCCTGTTCGTGGTTTCGCCCGATGGCAAACAATTGTTTTTGATCGAAGGCCGGTACACATTTACAGAGCGTGGCATTGTTGATGAGTCCGACCCCAACTAATCCCGTGAGCCGGTTTGCCCCGTCCACGGTTCGCAAGGCGGGGCAACCCGCAACCCTTTAACCTTAAGAGGTGAACCAAATGGCAGAAATGCTGCTTATCAATCCGCGCAAGCGGGCCCGCAAGGCCCGCCGCACCACGACCAAGCGCACCCGTGTGGCGCGCCGCCGTAACCCCATCACCAGCACGGTGCCTATCGCACGCAAGCGCAACCCGGTGCGTGCAATGCGCCGCCGCATCATGCGCCGCCGCAATCCCATTGGGATGGGCATGGCCAGCGGTTACATCAACGCGATCCGCGATGCCCTGATGGGTGGCGTGGGTGCTGTGGCCTTTGACATTGTTCATGGCCAAATCAAGCGTTTCCTGCCCGCAGCTCTCCAGGTCACGCCTGGCAAGATCGGTGCCGGTGACGCTGTGCGTGCAATCATCACCGTGTTTGCTGGTGAAGCTCTGAACAAGGTTACGCGCGGGTTCTCGCGCAAAGCCGCTATGGCCAGCCTGACGGTTCAAGCTCACGACTTGCTTAAGGGATTCGTTCCCGCAGCTCTGCCGCTGGGCTATGCTTCCCCCGCGCTGATTTCGCAAGGCACCAACCGTGTCGGCCCGATTCGCCAGGGTATGAATGCCTACACGCCGCCTGGCCAAACCCCGCTGCTGTCGGCATACACCAAGGGCACGCAATTGCTGTCCGGTGCCCGTGGCCGTGAGGGTCACTCGATGTACCGTTAAACCGGCGCATCATTCGCAACACTTTCAAACGAGGAATTTTCAAAAATGGAACGACTCCCGACCGCAGCCGACTTCAATGCACGGCGCGTTACCAACCCCAGCCAGTCTGAAATCGTCCGCCAGCGGTTCTATGACTACCAGCTCTATGCCACCGCCGGCACCACGCAGCTGACATTCTTCAGCGCACCTGTTGGCCAAGGTTTGACCACCGCCCTGGGTGGTACTGCTGGCACCGCCAAGACCCTTTGGGATACCAACCTGGAGCTGCCCAACACGCTGCCCAGCGGTAAGGCGTTCATGATCGAATCCATCGAAGTGCTGTTCTTCCCTGGATCGGTTTCGACTGCCAACACCTACACGCCGGCCAGCCCTGCGCTGTTCAATGCGACTGCAGCCGCTGCTGTGGCCTCGCAGCTCGCCGATGTGAACACGGTGTACCAATCGGGTATGTTGGAGCTCAACATTCTGAGCAAGAACTACCTGCGCGAGACTCCGCTGCTGGCCTTCCCGCCCAAGGCGAACTACAACCTGGATGCCGCATTTGCTTCCAACTCTGCCACCACGGCAGAGGTGGGTGCTGTGAACATGCGCGCAGCTGGCCGCCCCTACTACCTGGAGCCGACCATTGCGCTGCAGCCTGCGGTTAACTTCGAGGTGGTGATCCGCTTCCCTGCCGCTGTGGCCACCCCGTCCGGTTTCAATGGCCGGATCGGCGTGATCCTCGATGGCTACTTCATGCGCGCCAGCCAGTAATGGCCGCAACGGTTTCACCCTTCGCCGGGTGACTCCAAGGGTTTCCGGGGGCTCCCTTCAAAAAGCCCCCGACCAATTACCCCTGTCCCTGGAGCGATTTCATGGAATCCGGATCAGTTTCTTATTCAGACATCGAGGCATTCGCATCGAAGTTCTACCAGGGGCGGCCCCTGCTCTTGGTACCCTATGGCTACAACCTGACATTTACAGGTTTGGCCGCAGGAACATCAGCAACGCAAGTTTTGAACATTGCGGCCAATGCTGACTTCATCGTGACCAACATTCACCACCGCGCCAATGTGGCCGCAGCTGGTCAGAATGTGTCCACGAAAGTGGCGCCGCTGTGCCGCATCCTTATCACCGATTCGGGCTCAAACGAGCAATTCACGAATTCGTCGGTTGATTTGGAAAACTACTCGACCAACGGCAACATCATCAATTACTTGCCCTATCCGCGCATCGTTTCAGGCCGCAGCACTTTGACGGTGCAGCTAACCAGCTATGAGGCATCTCAAACGCTGGGCATCGATGTGTTTTTCGAGGGTGTGCTGGTGCGTGCTTACGCGCAGTAAAGATTGTCGGAGCCTGGGATATGAACAACATCAATCGCGGAGATTGGTTGCCGTGGAGCAATCCCAATTACATCCCTGGGGCTCCGCACAATCTACCCGCGCGGCCTGACCCTGCTGTTGCAGGATCGTCAGGCACCGCCGGCCTGGTGGTGCCTGGCGAGGTTGTCAATGTGCGCGAAAACTACCGCTATGCGTCCCTTATCACGGTATCGCTAACGGTTGGCACCACCAGCATCAAATTCCTAGACCAGCCAATCGGCAAGCGCAACATGCTGGGATTTAGGAATGCCAGCACCGGCGGGCAAATCATTTACATCGAATTTAACGGCACCGCGACCACCGGCAGCTGGCTACAGATTCAACCTGGCACAACGGTTCTTTTCGATACCGTAGTGCCACAGGATGACCTGTACGCAATTTCCGACCTGGCGGGTGGTACTCTGGCCTACGCATATTCAACCTTTCCAGGGTGAGCCCAATGCGGGTGCAGCCTGGTGCAATTGTCGCGGGCCTGGTGCTCGCGTTTTTGCTTTTGCGGCCTGGCCGAGCTGCTGCAGCATCACCAGGCTATGACCCGGCCACAAACGATGTGCAAGCCGCACCGCGCGAGGCCGACCTAAACCCCGACTACAACCCAACCGCAAGCCCTGGGGACATCATGCCGACAATCCCGCCAATTGCTGAAACCGGGTTCCCTGCTGCTGTGTCGGCCATGCTTTACATGATTCGCGCCAGCGAGCATGTTTATCCGCGCGATGTGGAAAACGATGCGGCCTACAACATTTTTTATGGCGGTGCCAGGTTCTCCGACCTGAGCGACCACCCAGTAAATACTGGCGAGATGAAGCCGGTAAAGCTCTCCGATGCGATGTGCAGAGCTGCAGGGTTTGGGCCTGGTTGCGTTTCGACTGCAGCCGGCGCGTATCAAATCATTCGACCCACCTGGAATCGAATCCGCGACAAGCTGCAGCTGCCCGACTTTTCCAAGCAATCCCAAGACCGCGCAGCAATCGAGCTGCTGGAGGAATCGGGTGCAATGGAGCTGCTGGGCCTGGATGACTTGCTAGGAGCGATCCGCAAGGCCAGCACGGTGTGGGCGAGCCTACCTGGATCAACTGCACAGCAGAATCCCAAATCGTTGGCCTATGCACTAGAGCGTTACAGCGATGGGCTCCAGCTCGCGTGACTTTGATTGGCGCGGCCTGGTCAAAGCTGTTGCGCCGACCATTGCAACGGCCCTGGGCGGCCCGCTGGCGGGCCTGGGCGTGCGTGCCCTATCCGAAGCCCTACTAGGCCGGCCTGACGGTTCAGAGAGCGATGTAGCGCGTGCGCTAGAGCTGGCGGACGGTTCGCAGCTGGTGAAGCTGCGCGAAATCGATGCCCAGTTCCAGGCACAAATGAAAGCCCTGGATGTAGACCTGGAGCGCATTGCCGCGCAGGATCGAGATTCGGCCAGGCAGCGCGAAATCGGTTCGCGTGACTCATGGACACCCCGTTTAATCGGCGGCCTGGCCCTGGGGGGTTTTCTATGGTCGGTGTATTGGGTACTCTCAGGCAATGTGCAAGGCATGAGCGACCCGACCACGGTGGCCCTGGTGGGCACGCTAGTGGGGTATGTATCAGCAAAGGCCGACCAGGTGGTCAGCTACTATTTCGGCAGCTCTGCCGGTTCAGCTCGCAAGACTGAAGCAATGTCAGACGCATTGGAAAAGGGAATCAGGAAATGAGCTTTGTAATTTCACCCGGTGTAATCGTCCCGCCGCTGACCGCTGGAGGTGTGGCCTATGGAACCGGTACACAGGCAAAAGTAAGCGCAGCTGGTACAGCCGGTTTGCCGCTGGTCAGTGCTGGTGCGGCGGTGCCGAATTTTGCGGCCCTGGGCGCAGCAGGTGGTGGTACTGGACTCATAAGCCCTGGAGCAAGTGGAAATGTGCTTACCAGCAACGGTACTGGGTGGACAAGTTCTCCCTTAGCCTCATCTGCTGCATTGATTTTTTTGAGTAGCGCAACAGCATCCAATAGCGCAACGGTGGATTTAGAAACCGGATTCGGTGCCACATACGATAATTATTTGGTTGTGTTTAATAATGAGCGACCTGTAAATGACGCCACTCATTTATATTGTAGATTAAAAATTGGCGGCACCTATCAAACAGCAAATTATGGCTACAGCGCAGTTATGAACAATGGTACTATTGCAGCAGTGAGCCAGGCTAATAATAATGATAATCAAATTAAATTGACAGATATTACAAGCCCTCGCAGCCTAACTGAGTATTCGGTACAAGGACAGATACTAATTTGTAATGTTAACAGCACAACAGCCTACAAACTAATTAACTACCAAGTTGGGTATGTAACTATGCCGACCGTAACAATAACGCAAGTTGTTAGTTCGGGTGTTGGTGGGTATTTTAATGGCACTGGTGCGCTGACTGGAATTAGATTTATAGCCCAATCAGGTAATATTTCAGCAGGGACTTTTCGCCTGTATGGCATTGCCAATAGTTAAGGAACAATATCATGGGACAACATCACATGACCGCAGAAGGGCCGGTGCCCTTTACGCCTGAAGAAGAAGCCGACTATATTGCATCTCAAGCCGCATGGGCCGCAAGCGCACCTGCTCGAAAAGCTGCCGATATTCGTTTTGAACGAAATACAAAATTGAGCGCAACCGATTGGACGCAAGTTTATGACGCACCGCCGACAATCAAAAACAAATGGGCCGGCTATCGTCAAGCTCTGCGCGATGTGCCGCAGCAAGCTGGATTTCCTAACAATGTGCAATGGCCGACCGAGCCATGACTGAAAAATCTCAGGCTGTTCGCGCCCTCGATGTGCTGGTAATCGGGCCATTCATGCTGTTGGCAGCGCAAAAGCTGCCAGGCCAATACAAGGCCGCCATGACATTTTTGGGCCTGATGACCATTGCCTACAACGGTGCGAATTTTCTGAGTAATGTCAACGCTGACAAAACGCAACGGCCATGACAGTAGACCCTCGCACCCTGGAGCATCTCCGCAGCTCTGTATGGCCGACACTTGAGCAAAGTTTTGGACTGCCCAAGGGAATCCTAGATGCGGTGGCCACCTGGGAAACGCGCGGAGCATTCCAGGCCAATGCGTTTAACCCCAATAGCGGCGCGCGAGGAATCTTCCAGCTCACACCGATTGCGCTGCGCCAGGTGCAGCAGGACATTGGTCTATCAGCTGACCCATTCAACCCGTACGCTGCTTCAGCAGCTGCAGCTGCGCTGCTGGCCAGGTACTCCAGGCTATTCCAAGGCCAACCGACATTGATGCTGGCGGCCTACAACGCAGGAGAGGGTACGATTCGGCAATTCCTACGCGACATTCGCAACCGTGGGCGTGGTTTCCTACCGCTGGAAACAAGGGAATACATTGCCAATGTGGTGCCGATGCTGAGATGATCGAATCATGGACTTGACTCTACAACTGGGCCAAATCATCAACTCTGCAATTGCTGCAGCGTTTGGCGCGCTGGGCGCATACATTGCGATCCGCACCGACCTGGCCGACCTAAAGGCCCGCATGAACAATGTGGAGCGCGCCAGCGAGGTTGCCCATTCCCGCATCGACAAGATGCTGCACCGGGAATAAAGAAACCCCCCAAGGTTTCCCCTGGGGGGTTCAAGGCAACTGCTCCACACATGCCCAACAAGACACACGCAGAACGCGCCGAGTATCTTAGGAATTAGCTACTGGGTCAACCGGGCCAATAGGTAAGGCACACCAGTACCTGGGTATTTTTTCAAACGGCAAAGCATCAATGCCAACCCAGCCATGCTGGGCCACATACGCGCCCATATAGGTGCCGCGACCATCTCCCCAGCTCACCAGCACATCAACATCCAGCGGCGGCAGCTGTTCCGCTACAGCCCACCAGCGCAACAATTCTTGTCGGTCAAACCAGGCCGCAGCCTGTTCAGCCTGGCCGAGCTTGTCCCGTAAAAGCTGTGCAAGTGTTCCCATGTTTGGATCGTCCGAGGTGATGGCCTGGTGGAGCTGCTCGACCTGATCGAGCAATGATTCAAAGCGTGTATTAGGTGTTTCCATGATGCCGCCGGGTGCGCCCGAAAGTGGGCACCCCATTGTGCATTGATGTGCTTTCGTGGCAACATCGCACCCGCAACTGTTCTCACATCAATCAACATCAACACACATTTATGAACGAAACCGCACAGCAAGCCCTGGCACGCTGCTATGAGCTGCTTCATACCCAACCCGATCCATTCCGCAATTTGTGGACACAAGCCGAGCCGAACGAGCGCAGAATTTTCTGCATCGTGGCCGGTGTGCCAGTTCACAACATTGACCGCGATTGGCTAGGTCTTAGCATCGAGCATCGAGCCCAAATTACCCACCGGGTAAAGGGCATGAAAGACTGGCTAAACCGCAAGCTGGGCAAATGAACCCCATCGATGCGGCACAAATGGCATGGCAAGCCGAGCGAATTGCTCTGCTGCCGGCCCCCTGGCAAAAGCGCGTTAAGCGCGTGCATGATGAGCGACTGACCGCAGCTGCGGCCCGGTACTATGTAGACCACGGCGACACATTGCGCCAGGCCAATATGTGGCTACTCAAGGCCACCGAGCGCATCAAGGGCATCAAGGTGCCCATTAACTTGACCGATGAGCAAGTGCGCGAGATGGCCGCTAACCGCGCGCATCGATGTGCCCGCCTGGCCGAAATCGTGCCGGGGTTCTTCTACACCGACAAGGCCGCGCTGCGCCGGCGCATGAATGCATATGTGGCTAGGTACGGTGTGGCCGCACCAGCTGCGCGTGTGTCCGATGATGCAGCGATTGCACGCATGACATGCGAACAATGGTGGCGGCGTGCTTTGCGCCGCAGCCAGGCCCGCGCGCTGGAGCGCGAGGCCATTGCGCTGGGCTATGTCCACAAGGCGCAGGAAATCTATGCCAGCTCTATCACGGTGGAGCGAAGGACTCAGCAGCGCAAGCGCAATGCTTCCCTGCTGGCAGAAACTGCAGCCGTGAACCTGGATACCGGCGAGCTGTATACCCTGGCCGAGCTGGCGGCCAAATCGGTGGCCAACCCGACCATTCGGCGCGGCGAGCTGATGGTGCGTATCAACGGTTTCGAGCGCATGGCCAAGACGCTGAACCATGTTGCCGAATTCATTACGCTGACTGCACCGAGCCAGTACCACCCCAAGACCAGCAGCGGCGGCCAGGTGGTGGACAACCCCAAATATCGCGACCACACACCGCGCGACACAAATGCCTATCTCAATTCGCTGTGGCAGCGCATTCGTGCCAAGCTGCAGCGGCAAGGCGTGCGCGTGTATGGGTTCCGCATGGTTGAAGCTCACCACGATGGCACACCGCATTGGCACCTGCTGCTGTTTGTTGACCAGGCCAAGCTGCAGCTGCTGCGTGATACTTTCACCGAGCATGCGCTGCGCGTTGATGCCGATGAGCCTGGTGCGAAAACCAACCGAATCAAGTTCGTGAGCATTGATCCAGCTCGCGGTTCAGCTGCCGGCTATGTGGCCAAATACATTGCCAAGAACATCGACCAAGGTGGCTACCAGGTGCAGGGCGACATTCAAGGCCAAAACTGGCAAGGCGTGACCGCATCACACCGCATCGAGGCATGGGCATCGACCTGGGGCATTCGGCAGTTCCAGCAAATCGGTGGCCCCCCGGTGGGCGTATGGCGCGAACTGCGCCGCACGGTGCGCGATCCCTCGATGACCCCCGAGCTGGCCGCAGCGGTGGCCGCAGCCGACCAAGGCGATTGGGCGGGCTACCTGGCCGCAATGGGAGGCCCAACCGTGGAGCGCAGGAACCTACCGATTCGCGTGGCATACACTCGACCAGGTGAACGCTGGGATTTCAAGAATCAATGCCCCTATCCTGCCAACCGCGGCAAGTATGGCGAGGATGCTGCGCCCGCGGTTATCGGCGTGCGCGAGGTTGCGCGCGAGCGTTTGCACCAATCTCGCCGTTTCCGCTGGCAAGTGCAGCCAGGCGCAGCCCCCAAGGGTGGGTATGTGCGGCACAACTATGTTGACCCACTGAATTCGGGCGAAGCCCCTTGGAGTACTGTCAATAACTGTACGGTGGACAACTCTGCCACCGCTGTGGATAACTTTTCCGATGGCCACAAGCCTGTGGATAAGTACCTGATTCGCGGCCCAAACCGCGAAAAAAGAAGGGTGGAGCCTCAAACGCGAGCCCTTTTCGATGATGAACCGGACTTCGAAACACCAACGATGCGCGAATTCCGGTTCATGTTCAGACCGATCAGCAGATCGGCCTGGCATCACTCACCCGGCGCAATTCAATGAAAGGGATACAAACATGGGTTTCTACCTACCTGAGCGCAGCTCTGTGCGCGTTTACCCGACCCCGATGGACAGACGCGCAGCAAGAGTGCGGCGCGGCCTGGCCTACCTGGCCTGGTTCGCTACTTTTGCCGGCCTTGGCGTGCTGCTGGCATGGAGGATGTAAAAAATGACCCCAACGACAAGACGCTATCCGCGCACGCTGCAGGAAGCATTCCCGACCAGCTACCCGGATTGGTACTCACATTTCAAACCGAGGCACCACCGCACCACCGCTGTAATTTCGTTTTTTGCCGGCCTGGGCCTGGGCCTGGTGCTGGCCTGGAGGTTCTGACATGACCTGTGGAAATTGCATGTATTCGGCAATCAGCCTGGCCGGCGACTCCAAGCAAGCCGGCAAGATGCTATGCCGCGCGCAGCCGCCCGTGCCGGCGGCCATTCCCGTGCAATCGCACCAGGGCATCAGCATCCAGGTGGTGACGCTGTGGCCGGTGGTGGAAAAGACCGACATTTGTGGTGCTTTTGAGGACTCTGCTCAACTCAAAATGAACGGTTGACCAACAACCAACAAAGGCGACAATAAAGGCCGCACCGATCCTGGTGCGGCCTTTTTCATTGGAGCAACGCAATGGCAACCCGGCGAAAAACCGCCGCCCAGGAGTGGGCGGCGAATGAATTGATGGCATTGGAAGCTGCCCAGGCAGCTGCAGCTGCAGAAGCTGAACCCGAGGAACCCATCGAGGAAACCCCCACCGAACGAATCTCGACCCTGTTAAGCCTGGCCAATGGCGAGGACAAGGCATATATCGCGTGCTACCGACTCAACAAGGGTGCGCTGGAATATTGCAAGCGATACCAGCCCACCGAATTTGAGGATTCAAGTTTTGACTTGATCCGCGATGATTTCGGTGCGGGTGAGTACGAGCTGCGGCTATATGGCAACGATCCGCGCACCAACCGCTGGACATTGCGAAAGCGAACCCGCATTCAAATGGCCGAGGTGCCAAAGAAGGCCGACCAGGCCGCGCTGCCCAACGGTTTGAGCCAGGTGCTGTCAACCATTGCCCAGGGCCAGCAGCAGATGCTCGATGCCCTGGTGCAGATGAAACAGCAGCCGCAAAAAGACCCGATGGACGAGATGACCAAAATGCTCTCGATGATGAGCATGATGCGCGAGGCAATGGGGCTCAACCAGGCGCAGCCGGCGGCCAGCGGAAAATCAAGCATTGGCGAAATCGTGGAGGCAATCAAAGAATTGCGCGGAGCTGCTGCCGAGGTGATGCCCGAAAAAGAGGAACCCGGCCTGATGGGGATGCTGCCCAAGGTGATCGAGCTGGTCGCAGCCGGCCAGGCGCAGCAAGGCCAACAAGCCGCGCAAATGGTGCCGATGGAATCCACATACCAGGCAGAGATGGGCGGCGTTTTGTCACCCGTGACGATGCCGGCGGCGTTTCAGACCGCCCAGGCCAATCCCGAACAACCGAACCAGGATGATGACGACATGAACCCGATGGGCGTATTCAAGCTGCGTGGATACCTTAAAAATTTGGTCGGCTATGCCCAGCGCAATGCGCCCATCGAGGAAGCGGCCCAGTATGTCTACGAAAAAATCCCCGATGAGCTGATCGACATAATGGAGTTGCCCAGCTGGTTCTCGGTGCTGTCGGCGGTGGCATCCGAGGTGCGCCCACACCAGGCGTATCTGACTCAGGTACGCGATGCAGCCATTGCGCTGCTGAATCAGGATGAAAAGGCCGATTGATCTTGACAATGGGGCGCGGTTATGATCCGCGCATGATGCTCGCACCGCTGCCCCCATTAAATGGCCAGGTTGTCAACATTCCCGATGGCCTGGCCGGGACTGAAGCCACATTGCGCGTGATGCGCGAGATGGTCAACCGCTGCAAGGTCAATCCTCAAATTCGCCAGGCCGCCACTACGGTGGCCTTTTTGCAGCCCGAAAAAGATTACGCTGCCGAGGCCGAGGCGATTTTCAACGAGGTGCGAGATGGCATCCGGTACATGCGCGATGTGAATGGGGTGGAAACTTTGCAGGAGCCCCAAATCACGCTGGCATCAAAACTGGGGGATTGCGATGACCAAACTGTTTTACTTGCGGCAATGCTGGAATCAATCGGTATCCCGACTCGGTTCGTGGTGGCGGGCTATTCGGGACCGCATTTCGAGCATGTTTACCTTCAAGCGTGGTTAGGTTCCTGGGTGGACATGGATGCCACCGAGCCGCACCCGATGGGGTGGGCACCACCTGATGCCACCGTGCTCGCGGTGGAGGATGTATAGCGGTGGCCACCGCTGCCCTGTTGCGCGATCCGCGCGCGGTTAAGCTGTCCAACCAGCTGCGGGCTCAAGCTGCAGCATTGGCGCAGCGCAACATCACAACCATCCCGCCTGCCTATATTGATGAGGTGGCCGACCAGCTGGTGGCCGTGGGCATCGATGACTTGAAATCGATCACCGGCACCACCACGGTGGAATTTGGGCCAAACCCGGCCCAGCTCTCGATGATCGGGACTGAAGGCGAGCCGCAGATTCAATATGGCAATTTCCCGGTGACCCGTTTGTTTGTCCGGGGGATGGAATGGCCGATTACGATTGGTGAGCGAGCCGTTTGGAACCATGACGGAACACTAGACCCGTTTCCAATGGGTGTGACCTATGACGGGCGGTTTTACATTGTTGTCAAGTGGATAGACCCACCAGGCGCGCCCATCGTTTTGCTGGTGCCCTTTACTCGCGTGAGCCCCTGGCGTGGGGTGGTTTTCATTGCCGGTTTTTTGGCCACCGCGATGGGTTTGCCAGCAATCATTGGTGAGGCGGTGCTGGGTGCAGAGCTGGCCGCCAGCTATCCTGCTGCAGCCAATGCGGTTGGCCAGGTGGCCGTTCGCACGGTGTTGACGGGTGGTGATGTGGAATCGGCGGTTCGATCAGCTGCCACCAGCCTGGCCGGCGGCGAATTTGGTGGTTTTGTGGGTGAGGCAGTAGACTCTGCAACCATTGGCGCAGCTGCAGCTGCAGCGACCACCGCCGCGTTGCAGGGTGGTGATGCGCGCCGAGCCGTTTTGCAAAGTGTCGCAACCAGCGGAGTGTTTTCCGAGATTGTTTCCCGAGGTGGCCCTGATATGAGCGACTACGACCCGACAGAATATGTCTACGAGCCTACCGTAATGGTGGACGATTTTGGCGAGCCCAATACGCTGCTGCCTGGCGAAATTACGCTGGACGACCTGGGCCTGGATTTCAACCTGGACGATGTGCTGTCCAACCTTGAAAACCCCGAAGCTCTAACGGTTCCGCTGGATGCGGTGCTACCTGATGATGCTGGCAACCTGTTCGCGGTTGATGGCCATTAC